ATCTCATCCGCCCGCTTGTTGGCAAATACATAGGTCTCCTTGTTCTTCTTCAGGTACCAGGTTTGATCGTAGGCGGTCACGGTGACCTGGTCCTTTTCGTTTTGACCGACCTTGACCACATAGCCGTAAAACAGGCCGTTTTTGTCATCCTTCAGGGCCAGGATTCCGCCATGGGTCCACGCAACATTGCTGTCGGCCAGGGTGGTCAACTCCAAGGAGGCTGGCGTTCCAGATCTCTTCGTGGCCCACTTGGCCCCGGTGCACATGGACGTGATATCAAATGCATCGCCGGTGCGGTTATTTTGGTATAAAATTGATATACTCATGGAATCGTAAACACCTGCCCCGGGTAGATCAGATTGGGGTTTCCCCCGATGATTGCTTTGTTTGCATCATAGATTTTGGGCCAGTCTCCGCCCTTCCCATAAAATCGCTTTGCGATGTTCCACAGGCAGTCTCCGCTGACTACGGTATACGTTTTAGGCGTCCCACCCGGCTGCCCTGTGCGGCTTTGCTCTTTCGCAACCGGCTTCTTCTCCTGCAGCACAATCCGGCGCGGGGAATAGTCCTTCCACTCGGACAGTTTGATAGAGTAGTACAGATCTCCCAGCTCCCCGGACCGCTCTTCGTAGTCAAAAGATTCGATGCCCATCCGGATGTTGATGTCCAGGTCTGTACCGGTAATCAGCAGCCGCACCGGTTGCAAAGCATCCCGCGCCGCCTGGATAGCCCGGACAAGCTCCAGTGGGGGCGTTATGGTCCTAGGGGCATATGGGGCGCTGTGGGCCGGGAAAAAGCTGTCCCAGGATACGGTCCGCAGTCGCTTCTGCCGCAGGATCAGGACTTCTCCCAGGCCCAGGACGGTATCAGTATCATTGTCCCCAGCGGAGGTTACCTTCAACTTTGACGGCAGGACCGGGATGATAATTTCCTTTCCTGCCGCAATCAAAGCCATTGCATAGCCCATTATGCATACACCCCCTCTGCAGCCGCCACGAATTCATCTTCCAACTCCCGTTCTATTCGGCGGGCAAGCTCTTCGTAGTCCGCCCGCTCGCTCACCTGGGCATCAATGGCCACCGTAGGCGTCAGTGTCACAAAATTCTGGACGTAACGCATTTCGGCCACGTCTCGCAAGAACTTCAGGTCCTCTTCGGCGATGTTGACGTCCTCTTCGATTTCTCCGACGGACCCCACATGGCCCACGTTATCAACATCCCCGCCAAAGCCTTCGCCGTCCAAATAAGATTTCCAATCCTTTTCGCCTTCAGCTCCCGCCGCAGCCGCCTCCGCTTTCGCGGCGGCAATTTCCGCTTCTCTCTGGGCCTTGGAAGCACGGACTTCAGATGCCATAGCGTCCAAGGCGGCATCCCGCTCGGCGAGTTTAGAATTGATCTGATCCTGGTAGGCGGCCAGGTCGGCCGCTCTCGCCTGTTTGGCAGCTTCGTTTTCAAGCTGGGCCGTAGTCCCGAAAGTCACCTGGTCGATCAGGCCGATGTTGACGCCAGGGATTTTGTTCAGGGTGTTGATAAAGTCGTTTATAATGTCAATCGCACCGTTGACCATGTTTTGCAGGATCATCAGTACGCCGGCCTTCATGTCACCCATAAAGTTCTGGATGTTTACGCCGGCCGTGTAGAACGCCAGCTGCAGTTTATTCCACATGTCCATAATCCAATAGACGCCGATCATGAAGCCAACCTTTAGCAAATCCCAGTGGGTTAGAAAAGCATCGCAAACGATTAACCAAGCTACCTTCAACCCACCGACAGCCTTGATCCATTTATAAACAGCCATGACAAGCACGCCGATCAGTAGGACAATCCACCCGATTGGAGATGCGCTCATAGCAACGTTTAATGCATCCTGCGCCAAGGCTGCATTGTTCGTCATCAGTGCCGTAAGCCCCATTGCAGCAGCCTTTGCCATTAACGCAATGTTATAAGCAACAGTCCCAGAAGTATTTACGGCGGTCACAATCGCTTGCTTAGCGCTTATGGCAAGCAGGGCAGCAGCAGCGGCAGCAACTCCAACAAGGACCGGCTCAATAGCGGACCAGTTGTCGGCGATCCACTGTGCACCCTCTCCAATTGTTTGGATGACCGGTTCAAACGTTTCCAAGAGATTGTTCTTGATTTTCTCTCCAATTTGTGCAAATGTCATTGGCATCGATTCAAACTCTGCGTTGATCTTATCTGCCGATGCTAACATGGCGTTTTTTACAATTGTTGCCGTAATCTTGCCCTCGGCCGCCATTTCCCGGATTTTCCCTATTGGAACATCCAGATAATCTGCAATCGTTTGAATGATAGTGGACGCGTTATCAAATACGCTGTTTAACTCTTCGCCCCGAAGGACGCCAGAAGACATTGCCTGCGTCAACTGCAGCATAGCCGCATCGATCTGGCCTGCCCCTGCTCCGGATATGGTAAATTGTTTGTTGATAAGCTCGAAAAAATCTATCAGTTCCTGGTTGCTGGAAAAGGCGTCCTTGGCCATAATGCCCATTTTTGCAACAGCGTCAGCTGTGGACAAATAGGAGGCCCGGGAACGGTTGGCGGATTTCATGATCATATCCTGTAGCTCTTCCGTTGTCTGCAGGCCGTCATTCATCAGGTTCAACCGTGCTCTAATATTGGTCATATCGTCAGCCAGATCAATTACTTTTTTTGCGCTTACTGCTGCCATGGCCGATTTCACATAGCCGGAAACCTGAGACCAGGCATTTTTGACGTCAAGGGCCCCCGTGGCTGCCTGCCGCTGCTTCTTGTTGAACTGATCCACTTTATCGCCAGAATCTTTGACTTTCCGCCCCACCTGGTCCCATGCCGCAGACAACGCCTCGCTTTTGGACATACCGGTTTCCGCCATCATCTGCCAGGCGATTTTCATAGCTCGCGTCGATTTCGACGTACGATCTTCGACTTTCTCCGTTGTGTCGCCTACGTTATCCAGAGTCTGATCCATAGCTCGCGCTGCCGCGTCAATCTTGTTCAGCTTTGACGTCATCATGTCACGGATCGAAAATTGTGTAGATACGTCCGCCATACCGTCACCTGCCCTTCTTGCCCCTTGGCCGCCTCGCCTTAGCTGCTTCCTCTTTTTCCTTCTTGATCTGGAGATCTATAGAGGCGTAAATAAAGGCCCTCTCCCGTCGGGGGCGGGTCAGAAGGTCTCCCGGTAAAATTTTCAGCCGGTGGAGGGCGTAATGTGCGTAGACCGACTCCCCGTCGGCCTGCGCGTCATCTCCGCCCCCCGTGATTAGTTTTTTGCCTCTTCCCTCAGATCGTTGATGTCGTCGGAAAATCCGTTGATCTCCTGGATGGCCAGGAGCAGATCCGTGTACTGGCCGGGGTTCAGAAGGCGGTTGATCAGATCCTCCGCTCCGCGAACTCCATACTTCTCCTGCAGGGCGGCGTCCTTGAAGTTGGGTTCCACGCAGCAGGCGGCAACCAGGCGGCTGTTGTACAGGTCAGTGTCAGTCTCCGTCCGCCTTTGCCGGGTGCGCTTGTCGACGTCGGTCTTTTGGCAACTCCGCCGGATAGCCTTGTTCTCTCCCTCGGTGATCGACTGGATCACAAACGGGAACGGGAAAGGCGCAATCTGGACCTCGGTCTTCTCGGTGCGAATGTCGGATTCCATCAGAAAATCTTGCAGTTTACCCATGTCAAAGTTCCTCCATTGTTAGATTTTGTTGAATGCTTCCAGGATGTCAAAATTCTCAAAGGTGAAATCGGCGTCCTCGTCCAAGGGGTCGTCGCTGTCGCCGTCCAGCTTGGCCAGGACAACGGAATCCAGGTTGCAGCCCATCAGCAAAATCGACTGCTTCCCGGCGGAAGACGCGGGATCATCGTTTTCAATCACCAGGTCAAAATAAATGTCCACACCGGTGTCCTTCCACTCCTTCAGCATCTGCCGGAACAGCGGCGTCAGGTAGTACAGGGTCATAGATCCGGTCCCGTTTGCGCCGGTGGTCTTGTGGCCGGTCATGCGCTTTCCGATGGCCTTGACTTCCGACTTGGATTTCTCCACAGAGGCCTCGACGGATTTGGCAAAAAACAGTTCTTCATTGTTGCCATTGATTTTGGCGTAGGCCCGTCCTTCTCGGCCGGAAATGGTATCCGGTGCGTTCAAAGTCTTCATCTCGGTTCACCCTTTCCTCAGTTGACCGTCACGGTCATATACAGCTTTTCCATGCTGTCGTTGGGCTGCAAGGCGCAGGCTACGGACACATCTCGCTTCCCAGCCCCCTGCTGCACCGTGATGTCTTCGGATTTGAAATTGCTGATCGCATCCAGCGCCTGGTACTGCATACCCAAAGACACCAGGTCAGCTTTAAACAGTTGCCGGCCGGTATCGCTGTTGGTCATCAGGCCGATGTAGGATGCGCCGAAGACCCTGGCCACATCGTTGGCCCAGCCGTCCATCACCCGGACTACCCGGTTGGACGCCCAGTCTTCGGATACGCCAGGCCCGAAGGCGGTCAGACTGTTGACGTCTGCCAGGACCCGCGCTGTGCCGTAATCGCCATAAAAGACAAACTCTCCGGCTTGCACTGCAGCCTCAAGCTGGGACCGGGTGTACTTGATATCCACCGTCATAGGCGGTATTGGTCAAGCTCTCGTTGATTTCTGCGCCGGCCGTTGCGCCGGTTACCCAGGCCACAGCCTTGTCGCCGGTGACGGTAGTCCCATCAGCCAGCACCACGCCGTTCTTCACGTTGATCAGGCCCATGTAGTCCCCACTGTGCTGGTACAGGACTCCGGAAATTTTCTTCCCCTCATCGTCCCGCAGGCGCTTCACATAGGCCGCATACAGGGCCTTGACGGTTTCGTCTGTTCCGGGATAGCCGATCGCCTGGAAGGTTTCCACCTCGAAGGCTTCCAGCGCTGCCACGTGGGCAGCACCATTGACTGTCCCGTTTGTGCCACCGGTCAGCGCTGTTTCGACTGCCACGGACAGGGTTGCGGCAGTTCCGTAGGAAACATAGTTGTTTGCCTTCAGCCCTGCAGTTCCGGCAGATTTGGCAACCGTCTGCGTGTCCACGGCTGCGCCATCCAGGTACGTCACAACGTCCACATTGGCAGCATTGTCCGCGTTGGACAGGACAGCAACACTCAGGTCATTGCCCCGGGTCCCGCCCCAGGCCGCCGTTACAGTCATGCCACCCACGGAGGCAGTTGCTTTCTGCCCACCAGAGTTGACCCGGTAGACCAGCAGCGTCTTGGTTCGCTTCAGGGCCTCTCTGATCAAAAGCAGCTCTGCGGCTATGGGATCATGCCCCAGGACTTTCATGGCCACTTGGTTAAATTCTGCGGCTTCCAGGGCAAACACCCGATTCTCGGGGCCCCAGTCCAGCTCCAGGGGCAACGCCGCGACGCCCCGCGCCCCCACCTTGGGCACGCTTCCCAGCGCAACGAAGTTGATGTATGCGCCGGGGAGGATTTTGTTTTGTGTGGTAAAGGTTCCACCACCAGTAGGCATAGCTTATACCCTCCTGTTCAAAAATTCCCGGACCAGGCCGCCAGCCTGATCCTTTGTGTATGACGCACCGTTCTCCAATACAGCCGCCACAGCGTCCTGGGGGAGCCCCAGTGTTTTACTGCCCATCAGCTGCTCTTTTGTGAAGGTCGGCGCAGCGCTCTCACTCGCTTGCTTTTTGTAACTCATGTGTAAACCTCACTTTGCTCCAAATTTTCCATGGTCGGCCCCTCTTCGGGCGCCAGAACAGCGTGGAAGCCGACGTCAAACAGGAATTGATAGACACGGGCATTTTCATCCGGCTGGGCTTTTTGCCCCGCCAGGTGGACTACCCGTGTCTTTTCGCCATCTTCTCGCACCGTCAAGGTATCAAAATTGTCGTACATCGCCTCGGCCCAGGCCTGGAAAGCCAAGGTATCTTTGGATCGCAAAAAATAAAGGACCTCGAACTGTATCGTTCGCGTCCTTCTCCGGTCCAGGCGCTTTTCCTGGCCGGATTCTATAATGCCGACAAAGAATTGCCCGTCGGCATTCTGCGGAATTTCGCCGGTGTACACCAGTCGATCCGGCCAAATCCCAGTAAGCTTCTGGGCGATGGCCGAAAGGAAATTGGCCAGTGTCACGCTAGATCACCATCCTTTACCCGGATTTCTTGGTGCGTGGCATATACCGCCGGGCGGCCAGCCACCGCAAAATGCAGGATGTGCTGGCTGCCCGGGTTGTCCCGGCCAAATCGTTGCAGGGATACTCTGTCCCCAGGCAGCACCTGCAGCTCCGGGGCTGCAAAGATCACGGCGTCATAATCCACGTTGTTCTGCGCCTTGGTCTGGCCGCTGCCTTCCCCGCCGGTGCGGGATAGCCCGCAGACTATGCCTTGGTATACCTCAGCAAGGACTGCCTGCGTGAGGCCGTCTGCGCCGGTCTGGGGGGCTGTCCGATAGATTGTAGCGGTGTCCTCGTAGGTCATTTCGATTGCCGTGCGCTCTGCGCTGGGATTCCCGAACATGCCGCTACCACCTCAACTTTCGGTAACTGTTCAACGTGGTCCGCCACCCAAAAAAGTCATCCGCTTGGCCGCCCAGATTAAATGTCTGCGCTGACCCAGATGCGCCGGAAGACGTGGCGAAGGTCGTCTGGACGTCGCCACGCTTCACGGACGAAACCGGGCCAGTAGCGGTCTGTGTAGTCCCAAGACCGGCGGCCTTGTAATAACTGACGCACATGACAACCAGGACCCTTTCCAATTTGGCCGGCAAGGTATCCTGGTTGATATAGGATAAAACCATATCTTCCACCGTCTCCACGACAAACTGGATGATATGGTCCTGGCTGTCTCCTGTAATGCCCAGGAGTGCTTTGATTTTTGACGTGCGGTCATCCTGGCCCATCAGGATTTGCAGAATGGCGGTACGGTCCAAATCTGTCAGGCCGGATAACGTAGATAGCGCCTGATCAATCATGCCCGCCCCGCCTTTACGCAGTCACGGTTTCGGACAAGTGGAAGATCAGGTCAGGGGTCAGCGCCTTCGTCCCGTAGTCGAAGAACATAGACACGCCGTAGTCGTTGGACAGGGGGATCTTCTCGGGCTCTCTGTAGGGATAGATCACGGCCGGCTGAGCGATGGACCCGTCAATCATGATCACGGCGTGGGTCGTGGTGGTGTCGGTCTTTGTGGTCTGGGTCGCATTCTGAGTGATCGTCACGGGAAGGTTGATGGAAGAGTAGACCCGAACACCGTGGAAGATAGAAAAATCCTCCGCCGCCGTGTCCACATTGGCATTGTTGACACCCTTATCCAGAAAGGACCGGAGCTTCCCGTAATATGCAGGGGAGAGTATCAGTCGAATCAGGTGTCTGGGCACTCCCCGTACATAGTCATTCTTCACAGTCTCCAGCCTCTGGATCATCGCCTCCACGATCTCTTCGATGGCGGTTGCGCTGGTAGTAAATGCCGCACCTTCTTCCACAGCCTTGGCGAAAAAGGTGGAATCCAACTCTGCCGCCACAGTGTCGACATGGTTGTCAGCACGCCGGGCCATGATGTTCCCGACGCCGAAGGTGTCCAGGTCGAACTTCGCGGCTTCCTCCACAATCTCTCGGTGGGTGCTCAGGTTTACGGTGGTCGGAGGGATGGTGAGCGCTGTGCCCCTGCCGGCGGTTCTGGCCGTGCCGTAGTCTTGCGCGGCACTGTTCTTGAATCGCCGGTAC